AATTGATAAGTTCATCATTTGTTTTGCCGATAATAATCTTAAACGCTGCATACAATTTATCTCTGAAATAAGCTGGGGTTGATGACCTAGCTGTTTCTAGACCCATGATTTTCATCTTGGGTTCTTTATATCTAACTCCCTCACTATCCCAAACATTTAGGATGTACCTTTTCTTTGCAGTCCAGATGCCACGATCAGCGATGTTCTCTCGCTTCATGCTCATCTTTTGATCATACGCTGAAACATACGACGCCAGTTCTTGATACGAACGTTCAATAAAAGGTTCCAGTTTTTCTTGGCAGATCTTGTCAAGTATAGTAACAACTGCTGCTTTATCGCTAGATTTATTACCAAAAAATTTATTAACAAGAGGTCCGAGATTAAGATAGATTGAGTCAGTGTCGGATGCAATGACATAATCCTCCTCTTCTGTGGAGAGCAATTTATTTAGGTACTCGTTCATACGGTTCTCAATCCATCTGATTGATACCTGACCCGACAATGTGATAGCTTCGGCATTTGCAAGACGGTAATAACGGAAATGTTCGTTACCGATAGCACCATAGGCAGAGTTAAGAGAGATCTTCTTTGCCATCTGAATGTTATTACAGCGAGCAATCTCTTTCATCAATTCAACAGTAGGAGTTTTCTCGTACTGTTGCTTTGCCTTGATCATCTTCTTCTTAAAGATAACACGACTGTCGTACATTTTCTGCATCATTTCTGGCAGGAACCCATGCTTATCTTTACAGTATTGAGCACCATTTGCACACACAGCATACTCACCGTCAATTTCTACTTTCTTTTCAAGTATCTTATCAACTGTAATCGCTGGATGTCTAGTGTCCTGTAAGGTTTCGGGCGAGATGTTGTACTGCATAATAAGATGGGGATACAGACTGTTAAGGTCAAAAGAGACCACCCAATCATAGAATCCAGGAATCGGTTCTTTGACATAAGCACCAGCATATTTTTCAGTTTTAGTAGCACTTTCCTTTTTAGGAGGAATTGCAATCTTGCGTTTATTTAATTCGTTGTAGATATAATTGTCCCACATACGAACCTGACTAAACACATCTTCATAGTTTACCTTGGCATCATATGCCATAGTGTAAGCTAGTTCAATCAACCTCATCTTGTCATCAAGTTTATCAACCAGACGAACGTCATGGATGTTATACTCAATAAACTTTTGCCAGTTGTTTTCATAGAACTCTTTGAATGTATCATACTCAGAGTGATCTAGTTTCTTCTCACCAAGTTCTACATTGCAAATGTGATCAAGACGATATGATTCTTGATTTGTATAGGTAAACTTCTTATACAATTCAAGATAATCTAAACATGAAATACCAAGAGTATCAACCGCAAATTGTTTACGACCTTTGATATAGATTTCACGTTGTGATACCAATTTCCATGGAGAAAGAAGTTTGGTAAATTTCTCACCAAGTATGCGTTCAACACGATTACAAATGTATGGCATATCAAACAACTGCACATTCCATCCTGTAATTACATCAGGATAATTTGCTTGCCAGAAATCAAGGAACGCTCCCATCATGCTTTCTTCAGATTTGAAGTGCATGTAATCAACCATGGGATCTTTGTTATCAAATGGTCTAGCTCCAAACACAGTGATGCGACCAGAGAAACTATCCTTGATACTAATAGCAAGGATCTCTTGATCAGCAGATTCAATATCAGGAAATCCATTTTCAGCAGCAGTTTCAATATCAATATTGAAGACACGAATTTTGCTGCTATCAAACTTTACTTGATCCTCAGGATGTTGTTCAGCAATATATTGATACAAGAAACGAGAGTTGCCATAGATGTCAAAGTCAGGAACTTCTTTGTACTTCTTTACGAAGTCTCTTGCCTCAGAGATAGATCCAAACTTATGTGGTTCTACACATTCACCCTCAAGTGTACGCCATTCAGAATAATTTTTACTAGGCAAAAACAGCGTAGGATTGAAAGGAACCCTAACGCTGTAACGATTGCCATTCTCATAACCACGTACAAGCAGACGGTTGCCTGCTTGCTCAACACTTGTGTAAAAATTCATTCAAGACATTCAATGTAACGAGCAAGAATTGACTTGCTTGGATTAGTCACTACCAACAAATCAGATGACCTGACGTTGAACTCACGCTCAGATGCGTGTTCACCCCATGGAGCTAGTTGACCTTCATAGTCTACCACATAAGGTTCAACTAACCAAACATCAGGGTCACCTGGCAAGGTGTCACCATCAACTGGTTCTACCTGTGCGATGATCCACTCATTCTGTAGTTTCAGCAGATTCGCTGTTATCTCCATCAGTTACCTCTTCATTTGGAAAGAAAATTTGTTCATCAGTTAAACCAACTTCGCGAAGTCTTTTTGCAAAGTTATCAACAATTCCGTTGTCTGGATACACAACACTAATAATATGTTCTCCACCAAGACGATGTTCCTCTACAGGAGAAAATGGACACCAACGTGTATATGAAATAGGAATAGTTCCATCTTCATTTTCTGTTCCAAGAGTCAAGTTATATGGATACAACATACGATATCCAATTACCTTATCTTCTTCTCCACGAACTTCGCCAAACATGCAAAGAACATGTTCGCCAGTTGTAAGATTTACAACGCGAATATTATGATTAGTTTTCAGTTTCACCTGTTCCGTCATTTTCTAATTCCTTTTTTTCTGTGAGTTTTTGCTTCCAAGCTTGTTCCAAACCTGGTTCAGGATTGCTGATAGTCATTACACTATCATATGGAAGTTTAAATTGCCAGTCAGTAGAGTATGGATTCCACTTACTGAAACGAACTTGATATTCCATACCATGTTGTTCTGTCAAGTATTGAGGAGTAGCACCATCAAGACTTAAGATGTAGGGATCTTCCATCATAAGACAGATGCCTTTTTTGTCATCTCCCTCCCCATCAAAAATCTCTTTTAACTCAGTGATGATGCGATCACCCGTTTTTAGGGTTATGATTGATACCGCCATAGTTTTCTTGAGTGAGCTCTAAGTTTAGCATTAAAAAAGGGCACAGTCAAGTGCCCATGTTGATTTAAAAATGTTTCTTTCTTTTTTGTTTCTCAGGTAGTTCTTTTTTCAAAGTGATTGTCAGTAAACCATCTTCAAATGTTACTGTCTCAACCTCTACATCATCTGACATCTGCCAGTTTTTTGAAAAGGATCTATGTGAAATACCTTTGTGTTGATATTGTCTTTCTTTATCTGCTAAATTTTTTTCTGCAGATACTGTTAGAACATTCCGTTCTGTTTCCACCCGAAGATCTTCTCTTGAAAATCCCGCAAGAGCGAGTTCCAATACGGTTCTACCATCAGATCCATTAACGACATTGTGTGGAGGATAATTATCTCTTGTTCCTGCAAGAGCTTCAAGTCTGTGGAATGTTTCATCAAAACCTAGTGTGAAAGGAGTATAAGTCTCCCAATTAAATGTTACCATTGTCCTATAAAAGCGACTGTTTACGTGTAACCCTTACGGCATTACGGTAATATTTAACATTATAGCACAATGTATTGAGGTGTGCTAAACCCTCAGTATCATTACGGTTTACTCGCCTTCTTGTTTCTTACGACCAATATTGTACTTAGACTCAAGCGTCCACTCACCTTTCTCTTTAAAACTTAACACTTTAATTTGATTCAAGGGAGCTAGGTCTGTAATTTTTTCTTTACTCTCTGTAGAGATACTTACCAATCCCCAATCAACTAATAGTTGCACAATACGATTACGACGTTGTACATCATTTAAAGAAATATTTGCTTTCTTTCCGTCTAATGCAAAAAGTTCTTTAAAGTGTACGATGTAATACTTTCCTTGTTTATGTAAGATATGACATGACTGATAGATCTTTCTTTCTTTACGTGATGCCACACCAATTCTTGTTAGTGTTTCTCTCACTTTGAGAAAGTCGTCTGGTTCTCCAAGAACCACCTCCACCATATCAGTTTGTTTCCACTGGACTTCTGTCTCACCCATTTTTACCACCTTTGCTCAATGATTTTTTAATATTATCTAATTGATCCTTGGTGAGAATCCTGAGTGCTTGTAGAGCTTTATCGTCATTATAACCATAATACTCTTTTACTACGTCAAGATAATCAATAGAATCTTTTCGTGCCCAAGGAGAGAAACGCTTCCTTGGTTTCACACTATTTATGAAAAAATCATATTGCATCTTGTTAGGAATGTGTGAGTTCTTATTCATTTCATTCGCAAACAAGATAGTGTCAGTAAAGGAACTTAAACACCTATTAATAATATATGGAGGATACTTTTTCTGCGCGTCAGGATCATCATCCAATATGTTCTTTTTGGATTGATTGATGCTGTACAGATAATCTTTCAGTTGGTACATTGTTCCAGTGGCGGATTACTCCGCTAATAATAAAGCAGTTAGTGACAAGATAGCTGAAGAATATAACAGTGCGTACCACAAGTACGTAATTGTCATATTCTTTTGTTCTGTCGTCTGAGAATGATCCGAGTGCATATTTCCAGATGGTCAACATCTTATTTAAAAGATGCATTGACACTTACCACTGTAGCATTTGGATTTCTAGCAAGAGCAACTTGACGTGCGTCCTGATAGTCTTTAGCAATCACTTCTTCTGTGAAGACAGTTCCTGCTTTGAATAGTTTAACTTCGCATTTCATAATTAATAGTTGTAAAGGACAAGCTCTTTTCTAGATGCCTGATCTGTATTATAACTCCCTACAGACCGCATGGTGTAAGTGTGTGCAAATTCTGCAGCTGTCCACCCATCAAAACGATCTTTAATAATTTGATCGGAGTTGTAAGAAACTAACTGACGACCAGCATATCTGTCACATTGGATAGCAAACTCATCATGATTGAATCCTTTATGCATGTTACCTTTTTTACCATACAGATTTGATTTGATTTCATATGGAGGATCAAGATAAATGAAAACACTTCTATCATCAGTAAGAAGTTGTTCGTATGATTCGTTAGTAAACTTCCAGTCTGCAATCAATTCTTGATAACCAGTTAACTTCTCAATCCCATTGAAAGAGAAGTTGGATTCACTTGCCTGTTTTGAAAATGAGGATGATTCTGTAAGACCTGAGAAACTACACTTATTGACAACATAGAAAGAAACAGCACGATGAATTGCTTCAGTTTCACTGGTATCTTTTTCAAGGTACTTCTTAGCATCCAAGAAAAGTGACTTAGCGGAACTGGGGTCAGGGTGCCTTTGTTTAAGTTGGAGGAGGATGTTCTTAACTTCATTACCGTTGTCTTGGATTTCTCTCCAGAAGTTGTATAGTGGTTCATAAAGATCGTTTACCCAGATCTTTAAGTGAGGATATCTTTTGGTAACTTCAAGAGCTACACTACCACCACCTAAGAATGGTTCACGATACTCAGTGTAAGTTGACAGATCAGGAATAAATTGAAACAGTTTACTTAGAGCACGAGACTTACCGCCAGGATATCTGAGTGGTGTCTTATACGATTTCATCATCTGGTTCATTGTATTTTAAGTATTCCCTAAAGGTTAACTTTAGTTGTTTGATTGTCATGCCACAATGTGCTGCAGCATTAGGTAAGTTCATTGTAGCATGAAATAATGCTTCATGTGCTTCCTTTACGTTTTGCGGTGTTGTTTTTATGGAAGTAATCCCACTGTCTAGTTGGTTCTTCTTCCAACCGCTGAAGTAATTCTCTAAGTGATTTTGTCTTTGCATCCTCTTCTAGAAATTTAAGTAAACTCATTAGTTGTTTGTTTCATTCAAATACTTTTTTCTTCTGAAGTGGTTTTGTAAAGGTGTTACCCTACGCAAATTATCTAAACAATTATTTGTGGGATCATCATCTATATGGTCTATAAAAACAGTATCCCTTACCCACTGTTTAAATGATTCTGGAGCTTTATCCCAATCATCTTTTAATTGATCTGGAGGGTATTCATCAATTGGTTTCCAAGTGTCCATAACTGCACTATGAGTAGATATTCTCACAGATGACATTTTGGATCCTTGATTAGCTGGTAGATAATAATAATCTTCAAAAAAATCTGGAGGAAGACCAACTTTAAATGATGTTGATAAAACTCTTCTTTTAGAATTTGAGGTGCCCTCTGGTTTACTAATAATAATTTTTATTTCAGACGGTTGCTTTCTTCTAGTTGAAATAATTTTACCATACTTTGAAATAAAATATCCTGGTATTACTTTGTTCTTTTTTACTAGAGGTTTAAATTCATCTTCATACATTGAATTTATAAGTTTAATATCACGTTGAATTCTTTTAGGATCATCAACATAATAAGGTTTCTTGGGAGATGGTATATAAATCCATTTACCATTTTCTTTGATATATCTCTGACCACCCTTACAGGTAATCATAGATCCATCTGGTTTTACACCTTTTTGACCACGTTTCATCTCTCAATTAATATAACTTTATCTACTTTCTCCTCCAAGAAGTCAGTAATTTTCATTATACCATATGCAGTAAATACCTGCGGTACTATGAATGCAATCATGGCTACTACCCAAAAAAGATAGTAATAATTTTCTTTGTTTTGTGTTCTTTTTTTAGTCATCGTGGTCATCAAATGGATCTTCAAGTCCTTCGTTTGCAAAGAACCCTCGGTAAACACCGTAGAAAACAAACATCACAACAATAACCATAATGGAAATTGGAAAAGTGATGTTAGGATCAAAATTGTAATGTGGAATCATCATTTAAATTCACAACTCATCATAATTTCTGTTAAACATGCCAAGAGATTAATCTCCTGATCTGGAACAATAGTAATGTCTTTCATATACTTTGCAATAATAAGAACTGCTTCTGGAATAGATGCAGGTTTCAACATACCATAAAGACTGTCATAGATCTTACGCATAACCATGCTTGGATCATTGTCCATGTGTTGAACAACCCATTTCTTTACCGTGGTAAATTCTTTTCGTTTGAGACTCCCCATAAGATCGTTGAGATTGATATCAGCAACATCAACGAGAATAGCGGAATCAATAGATCCAGAGGCAGCGTAACGCTGACACTCATTAATAAGCCTACGCCAATCAGGATAATACCTCTTAGTAAGTTTGGCAAGAACCTTATCTTCAAATTGAACTTTCTCATTAGTCAGGATAGTTTTAAGACGTGTAAAAAAATCACCTTGTAATTGAACTGCTTGTTCTGGTTTGATTCTAAAATCAACAACAGTGCATCTTGAATGCAATGGTTCAATGATCTTATTAATGAAGTTACAAGTGAAGATAAAACGACAGTTGCCATGAAACTCCTCTACAGCAGTCCTCAAGGACAGTTGCACGTCATTGGTGGTGTTGTCTGCCTCATCAATGATAACGACCTTGTGAGC